ATGGCCTTGGTTGGTTCAGACCGAACCAGCTTCTCCGAAATTGTAGATGATCGAAAGCTCCAACGCCCCTACGCTCGAATCGCAAACGGAGACCCCTTCAGCGGTAAGGCAGTTCAATCCAAGACTGGTTGGAAGTGGAAGTTCTGCCCAGTTTGGAGGTGGTCGAATCCATCCATCAAAGACATCTTATCGAATCTCTTAAAAGAACCCGGATACATTGCCCTAGACACTCCCGATGTTTGGCGAGTGCATATCGAAGCAGAGGTGAAGGTGCGGGTGAAAAATCCTATGACTGGCAGAGAAAGACTTGTCTGGAAGCAGATAGGAAAGAATAATCATTTGCTGGATTGCGAGTGTATGGCAATCGTGGGTGCGGCCTTATATGGTCGATTGAAAGTCTCCCCTGCAAGTTTGACAGAAAGTGAGTTTGATAATGGCGAAGGGTGATTTCATTGGGCTACCCCTTGCTACCCTAACTTCTCTTCGTGATAAGTATATTACTTGTTTAGAGGCGATAGCGGTGGCGGGTTCAAGCTATTCGATAGCTGGTCGTTCGTTTTCAAGAGCGAATCTCGGTGAGGTGAGAGATACGATTGCGGAATTGACCCTAGCCATTGAGTCAGCTAATGGTACTCGTATCCGCACAACTTACGCAAAGTTCTCGTGAAAAAAGCCCAACTCAATTTAATAGATAAAGCCGTTGCTTTTCTGAACCCGCAAGGGGCAGTTAATCGGATGATTGCACGACAAAAGCTCGTCAACTTCTCTTACGATGCAGTCAAATATACAAGGGAAAGAAAAGGGCCGAGCCAGTTGTCGGGTGCGGAAGATTATCGTTCTAACTATGACCGAGTAGAGTTGATGAAAAGGGCGAGGGATTTGGCAGAGAATGTTGGCCTTGTCCGCTCCATCCTTATGAAGTTTGCCAGCCATACCGCCGCAAACATTTCCTACCAAGCCAGAACCGAGAACCCCGAAGTCAATACCGAGGTCGAGGCGTATTGGGCAGAGTGGTGGGACAAGTGCGATCTAACCACAAGACATACTGGTTCAACCCTTATGCAAGTGGCGATGATGTCGATGCTCCGAGACGGAGATTTTCTTTTCGTTTTAGTCCGAGATAAAGATGGAAACCTAAAGATTCAAGGCATTGAGGCAGATAGGTTGGGAGACCCATTCAAGGTTTATACAAGCCTAGATTTGATTGGTGGAATCCATATTGATCGAGATACTGGTGCTCCAAGTGCCTACGATATTTACAACCGAAGCATCGGGGATTTCTACACCTACCAGACAACCATCCCCTCAAGCCAAGCGTTCCATTTGTTCGACCCACTCCGCATTGACCAGTACCGAGGAATCTCCGCTTTCCATACGGCCATCAATGACGCAACGGACATTTACGATATTATCAACTTCGAGAAGATGGCCGCAAAAAATGCAAGCTCACAAGCTGGCATCGTGAAGAGGAACAACAACAATGCCTCCGATCTCTCAAGCCTCACAAACGATGAGGATTTGAATGGCAACACTATCAAACTAGAAGCGATTGAGTCTGGCAAAATCTCCTACCTAGAACCCGGTGAGGACATCGTGTTCCCAGATGGGCCGAGCCGACCAAGCGGAGCATTCGCAGAGTTCCACAAGATTCTTTTGAGGAACATTTGCCTTGGACTTGGAATCCCTTACAGCTTCGCCGTTGACCCTTCCGCTATGTCTGGCCCGACTGCCCGCCTTGAGATGCAACAAGCAGGTCGAACCTTCCGCAGATACCAGAAGCTACTAGATGATAAAGTGCTTCGCCCAATTAAGAACATCGTTATTGCTGACGGAGTGGCAAGAGGATTGATTGAGGACAATGTTGGAAGCAGAACGACAAGGGGCATTTTCAACTTTGGGGCGAATGTATCTATTGATTTAGGCAGAGAATCCGCTTCCGCAATTTCCGAGTTCAAGACTGGCCTCCGCACCGCCGCCGACATCTACGCAGAGCGAGGCCAAGATTTTGAAAGTGCTATGCGACAAAGGGCTATTGAGGCCAAGTTGGTGAAGGATTTGGCTGGGGAATACGAAGTTTCGGCCGATACGATTTCCGACATCGCCGCAGAGGGATTGACCAGAGATTCACAAAAGGCACAAGCAACCCCGACCGAGGGCGAGCAGACACCCGCTGGACAACCTTCGGACGAGGATATGCTTGGTGGTGCTTCGCTCAATGGTGCTCAAGTCGCTTCGCTTATCAATGTTATCAACGCCGTGGCTATGGGTGCAGTTTCCAAGGAGGGTGCAGTATCTATTATCACCGCCGCCTTCCCGACCATCAGCCCAGACCAAGCGAGGGCAATCATCGCTGGGGTCAATGTTGGCACGACTATTCCTACGACCAAGGAAGAGAAACAGCAGATTGGGAAAGACCAAGGCGGGGATGCTTCGGGAGGCTCGACACCCCCAGCCCCAGAACCTACTACGCCCCCGACCGCCCCCGCTGGCACTTCTCAAAAAAAAAGTAATTTAGAGATTCTGGAAAGCCTAGACCCCGCATCTATTAAGATGCTTATTGAGGGAATGATGGGCGGGATTGAGTTAGCGAAATATGATGGGATTGATTTTACCCCACCACAAGGGGCTAGGGATGCCGCTAAAAGAGCCTTGGATGTGCGGGAAGGCAAACCATCCAGCCAACGAGGAATGACCGCAGTAGGCATCGCTAGGGCGAGGGATTTACAAAATGGGGTGAAGATGTCTCCCGATACAGTCCGAAGAATGAAAGCCTTTTTCGATAGGCACGAAGTAGACAAGAAGGGTGCAACTTGGGATGAGCAAGGGAAAGGCTGGCAAGCGTGGAATGGATGGGGAGGCGATGCTGGTTACGCTTGGGCAAGGAAAGTGGTTGGGCAGATGGAAGCAAGGGACAAGAAAACAGAGTTCGTTGCTGGCAGAGATTGTGGACAAGATGAGGGTGGAACTTTCGGGCCAGACAACAAGTGTGCCGTAGGGTATGGTAGGCCACCAATTAAGGGAGGCTATACGCCAACCCGACCCGGAGGAAAATTCCCAAAGGATTACAAGAGGCCAACAGAGCAAAAGAAAGAAACGCCTAAAGGGAAACCATTGCCCCCAAAGCCCCTCCCTCCAAAGCCGTTGCCCCCCAAGCCACCCCTTCCAAAGCCAGAGCAAACCAAACAGCAAAAAGAGATTAGTGATATTTCTGAAAGATTCAAAAAGGATGGAGTCTTAAATTCTCTTCCAGATAATTTAGAAAGAGTAAAAGAAATAGAATCATCATATAACAATCTAAAGGCCAAAGGATATTCAATCCCACCACCAGAGTTTCTTCTGCAAGGAAATCTAGAAGAAAATTATGGGGCGAGCTACGCTGGAAGCTATGCAGTTGCAACAACAATGGCGAACGGAAGCCCAGCGATTATATTTGATAAAAAATTCAATGCAGAAGGAAACTCCCTAAAAGACGAGATAAATAATAATGTTAAGATAAAGTGGCTTGCCACGAATGACTTATTTGCTCACGAGTATGGACACAATGCTCATATGAAATCACTAGGAGAAGAAAAATCAGCACAATATATAAAACAAAAATTAACAGATAATGAGGCTAGGGTTGCTTCAGAAGTTAGCGATTACGCAAAAACTAACCCGCTAGAATTTGTGGCCGAGACATTTGCTGGTCATGTGAATGGTAAAAAATATAGCAAAAGCGTGTATAATCTCTACAAATCCTACGGAGGCCCGAAACTAAAATGACCTACAATAAACAAGATTTTGATAAAGAAAAATATGATAAGGCGATGGACATATATATTAAAACTCTTTTTAATGGTAAAGACATTCCGTCATTGGGTGATGTAGAAACTAAAAAAGAACTAGCCCGACCAGCAAGCCAAACCCCAGCCCCTCCCAAAGAGCGAATCAAAGGCTCAAAGGAGAACCCCGAAGGCACGGCATCCACCCGAAGCAAAGCTGGTGACATAGAGATTTCAGCGGAGAACGAGGAGGCATTAAAGAACAAGATTGCCGAGTTCAAGGACAAGCACCCATCAAGGAAAGCCCCTACCCTTGGAGCATTAAAGAAAGTGTTTCGCAGGGGGGCGGGTGCGTTCTCGACTAGCTTTAGGCCAACGATTACCGGGGGAAAGCCAAACTCTAGGAATGCTTGGGCGATGGCAAGGGTGAACAAGTTTCTCAAGATGGCTGGCGGTGGAGAGGTCAAGAAGTCATACCGAGCGGCAGACGGCGATCTCCTTTGACATAATCTAGGCATTTATGCCTTTACCCCTACCCTCCGCAGACGAATCAGAGCAAGACTTTGTTTCCCGCTTTATGGGAGACGAGCAAGCTATCAGCGACTTTCCAGACGAACAACAAAGGGCGGCGGTTGCCTATTCGACCTATCGGGACGAGGAACTAGAGGAAACCGAGCTAGGTGGAGTTTCAATTTTGGAGGTAGGTGAGGCCAAGGGGCACGACCTTTTCGTGGATAAAACAAGCCTAGAGACCGCCCTCAAACTTATGGGAAGTGCCAAGAATGGAGTTAAGGTAAAGATGAACCACGGCTCTGGACTTGAGGCCGTTGTGGGATTTGCAAGGAATCCCCGCATCGATGGGGATAAGCTAGTGGCCGACCTCCGCTTGCTCCGCAACTCACCCCACTATGGATTGATTAAAGAGATGGCATCCGAAGCCCCCGACCAGTTTGGGGTTTCATTGGCTTTTGTGAATGAGTCCGAGACGATTAACGGCAAGGATTACATTCGACCCCAGAGCATCGCCTCTGCTGATTTAGTTTCCAGCCCAGCCGCCACGAATGGATTATTCGAGGAGATGGTGAAGTTTATGGAAAAACTCGGTTATGTGCAGGGAGGCAAGACCATCCCAGCCGTAGCCAAAGAAGCCGTGGAGGAAGCTCCACTTGACAAAAAGGACAAATCAAATATGGAAAACAACGATTATAAGAAAGATATGGACGAAATTAAGGTTCGTCTCGCCGCATTGGAAGATGCGATGAAACCCAAAGAAGAAATGAAGAAAGAGGAGATGGCCGAGGAAGCTCCCAAGATCGTCATCGAAAAAGAAGATGAAGATGAGAAAGAGGAGACCAAGGAAGAGATGAGTGAAGTCGTCAAGAAAGTTCTCGTCGAGTTCGGCATTAAGCCCATCCCCGCCTCCCCTTCAATCGAAGTTCCTTCCGAGAAAAAGGAAGAACCCAAAACTTTTGAAGCACTCGTGGCCGCCCATAGCGACTACGGAACAAGCAAGCTCAAGGCGATGAAAGCCGTGATGCTGTCCAACCCCAA